GATGCCGAGGTTAAGGCGTTGACGCCCGAGGAAATAGTGTTGTCCCGATATTCGGTTGATGTAACACCCGAAACGCTGATTGCTGACCTTGAAGCCTTGGTTACGACCAAGGAGGGGCGCGTGTTGTCGGCTAAGAATTATGAGCTGATTACCAACGCCATTGATGCGCTTACTGTGCTACGCAATGCAGCCGACAAGATTCCATCAGGAGATGGAGAGTCGAAAGCAGAGACGTGGCTTGAATCTTTGCATAAAGAACTGTTTGGAGTCTAGATGCCGCGAAAGGGGCAACATGGTCCGCCCATGCCTGACGTGACGCGGGCTGCGATTAGAAAATCTCACCTTGGACTACCAATGACAGAGAGAACTAGGTTGGCGGTAGCGAAGGCCAGTATTGGCTCACATCGCACGGAGGCAAGCAAGGAGGCCAATCGCTTGGCGCACTTGGGAACAAAAATGTCTCCAGAGACGAGAGCGAAAATGTCCGTTGCACATACTGGGCGTAGGGCATTACCAGAAACACGAGCGAAGATCGTGGGCTGTCTAAACGTAAGTTGGATGGGCGGCGTTTCTTTTCTGAATACATTGATCCGCCACAGCTTGGGGTACGCCAACTGGCGCCACGAAGTGTATGCGCGGGACGATTTTACTTGTCAGGTTTGTGGCAAGCGAGGGGGAGATGTTGTGGCACATCACATCAACAACTTCGCAGAGCATGAGGACAAACGGTTTGATGTGGAGAATGGCACAACCCTTTGTCCACCTTGTCACAAGAAGTTTCATGCGTTATTCAGCGAGCGGCATAATACGCTGCAAGAATTACAAACATTTGTTATGACCCAGGAGGTCTGAAGTGGAAGATAAGAATTTGCAGAAAGACGTGATAGACGGTGTAGTTGCTGAACTGAAGGCCAATGGCCCGTTCGCAACTCGTGATGATTTGCACACGGAGATCATGGATGCCATGAAGTCCGTGACCATTACCCCTGATCCGGGGGCAAATGGTGAACTGACCCCGAGGCAGGAAGCCTCTGCCAAGGCTGCATGGTACAGTCAGGTGCTTGGTTATGGCAGACCGTGGGATGGGAAGTCGTGGACAACGGATGTTTCCGGTGCCGCCTCTCAGCTGGTTCCCTCCATTGTTGCCAACTCGATTTATCAGAAGCTGAACAATACGCCCTTCCGGAAGGCCGTGACGCAGTATCCGTACAGCCCGAAGGGAACAATTCTCTCACAGTTGGTTCTTGCTCAGGCCCACCGCATGACTGTTCGTGGAACCGCAGTTGCCGAGGCAGTACCTACGCTTGACCCGATCGAGTATAACACGGCTGGTTTGATGGCATGGATGGGTTTAGACAATAAGCTCATCAAAGAAGCCGGACCCAGCACTGTCACTTACATTGAGGATGAGCTTGTCAGGGCCATTTATCGTCAGGAAATGTATGAGTGGACGCTTGGTGTCCACGCGGGCAATCTTGAAATGACGGGCATGTTTAGCCGCGCGACTGCCGTTGATATGGTGGTAGGACATGACACCCTTGCAGAGATTACCAGAGAAGACCTTATCAAGCTGTTCTGGTCTCCCGACGTCGGGTATGCAGACAATGCCGTGCTGATTGCGCCCAGCTCCGTTTTGGCTAAGCTCGCAACCTTGAATGACCCCTTGGTTGCAGGCGGAATGAATTATCTGGACATTCCCACCATGAAGTTCATGGGTGGAATCAATGTGATTCGTATGCCCGAGAGTTCTTTTAACACCGTGGCAGATGGCAAGGTTGCTGCGTACTATGGCGACCCCAAGCTGTACTACTTGTTTGCCGATGGCCCCATTACGGTTGCCACCACAAATGAGGGCAAGACCGCGCTGACTGAAGATCAGACGTTTATTGCCGCAAAGGTCTACACGGACGGCAATCTGATTCAGCCTCTCGGAATGTATGCCCTAAAGTATAATACGGCATAGTGACTGACAGACAATCGGGGCGGCCAATCACCGCCCCATTCGAGGTGAACTTTGAAGTATAGAGTAACAAGCAAAATGCCAACAAACGCAGAAGGGTTCAAGGCAGGGGATATCATTGAGTACGACCCCGAAGTTGCCGCCCTCTCGCTTGCCAAGGGCTATATCGAACAGATAGACATTGAAGAAGCGAAGCAGGACAAGCAACTACGTCATTACAATCACAAGGCATAAGGGTACATAGGGGGCGCCATGGATCTGACAGCATTGAAGGAAGACCTCGGTCTCGGTATTGCAACTGACCATGATACCCTCCTGCAACAGAATCTGGATGCCGCGCTTCGTTTCATCTCGGGCAAGGTGGGGTATTCCATAGAAAGTCATCTTGTTACCCAGCAATCGGTGGGGAATACGGTGATTGCGTTTACCGACCTGCCCTGCACTTCCCTTGCGGTCAAGTATCGTGCCGACCTTACTGATACCGACGGGACCGATGACGTGACGCTTACGCCGTGGGTTGACTATTATCCCTATGCCAAACACATTGAGCTGATTTCAAATCGCTGTACGGATCCCCGGATTATCTTGACGTACAAGGCCGGCTATTCGGCACTACCTACAGATATTGAGCAGGCCGCGTGTGAATGGGTCAAGTATCACTTCAAGGGGCTGGACAAGCTTCAGGCGGGCGAAATAGCGGATACCAGGATACCAAGGGACATCAATTCTCTATTGGAGCCGTATATGCGGTTCACGCTTCCATGAACGTTGTTGTAGAGATCGTTGGCATGGACGCATTGAGGGCAAGGCTGGATGCAATCTCAATGGGTAGCGCCCGCGCCATGCGCCTCGGCAGCCTCAAGACTTGCCAACGGATCGAGCGTAGCGCCAAGATATACTGCCCCGTCAAAACGGGTTATCTGCGTTCATCTATTCTTGCTGACACGCTCGGAGAGGACGGGGCAATGGTCTCTGCGGGCGGTTCCTATCGTGGAACACACGGGGTCACGCGAGATGTGGATTATGCAGTCTATGTTGAATATGGAACGGGTATTTATGCCGCAGGTCCTGGGGGATCTCATGCCAAGACAATACCGTGGGTTTATAACGACGGGAAGGGATTTCATAGGACTAGTGGCATGAGGCCAGCATGGTTTTTCACGAAAGCGGTTGAAAACAACATGAATTGGTGGCCCATCGACGTACACAACGAGGTACAGAAGCTGTTGGATGACAGTGCAATGGGAAGCGTGGGTTCCTCTGGTGGCGGTGAGGTTTATGACTGACATCCTGAACGCAGCAGTCACGGCACTGGAAGCAACGAGTATCGGAAAGCACGTCTATGAGGGCTGGCCGGACACCTTTGTGGTTTATCCCTGCGCAAGCGTTACCGAGCGGGTTGCTTTGGGTGCGTCTGAGGTTCATACCTTGACCGTTCAGGCATGGACCAAGGATGACTCGCAGACAATCAAGGACCTGCTGCGAACCCTGACCTTCACGGGTTACACATCAAGCGTTGTAAGTATTGCCGACAGCCTTCCGGTCGAGGATGGGGCAGGCATTCTGGTTTATCCAGTGACTGCCATTTACACGGTCATCGGGACGGGTTCAGGAACGGGTATGGCGATTGTCTATCCTTCCCTGAGACCCCTGGAGATTGAGGTTGAGGCGGCCCTTCATTGTACCGGTGGCTTGACCATTTGGCGCATCGACACGACAGGGGCAACGATTGTCAGTCCCACTGTCCTCTATGAAGTGACTGAAGAGCATCCGACAAGCTGGTACTGCGATTACACGGTCATATTGGACTTGATTGTGGATGGCGAACCTTCAAGTTTTCTGATTGCCGCCATCGTAGCGAGCATGTTGACATTAACACATGCTCGGCAACTCTCCTATGACCTGAGCAAGGACAAGGAGACTGGATACCACATCGCCCGCATGATATTTGTCATTCAGCGGGCCATAGGAGAGTGAGATGGCAGTAAAGGTGATTACCGTACAGGATACGAGCCGGAGTGCCTTGCTGGACTACACGCTGGAGGCCATTGAGACCGATGGCATGAAGTTTCTCAATCCGAGTCCAGGCAGGGTGTTCTTAGTTGTCAAGAACGTTGATGCAACCGCGACAGTAGTGACGATTGTGGGACAGAGGGCGTGCGATCAGGGGATCGTCCACAACTCAGCTGCGCTCTCGGTAGCAAACGCACATACGGAGATTGTTGGCCCGTTTAGTCCGAGTGTTTACAACGATGCCAATGGCTACGTCAACCTGACCGTTACGGGGACAGAAGTGAGCGGCGGGACCATTGCCGCAATCAAGTTAGCCTCATAGGAGCATGACATGGCAGATGTATATGCGCGTGGATTTGGAACGTTTACGTTGGATGGGTTTACTAATCCGATCCTAATCAGTTTTGATTACAAGGCAAAAAGGGGAACGACCAAGAAACTTTTAGGGAACCCTGGCACAGGGGCGGCGGTCGAGACGAAGGCCACGTCTCCCAAATATGAAGAGATGACTATCCGGTTGGCCTATGACAGTACAACCTTGACTTCGGAGAATTGTATTGGGGACGCCAAGACCATTTCGGTTGTTTCTGACAACGCAGCCCCGACCACAATCACGGTAACAAGCGGTCTCATTCAGGACTTTAGGGTAGAGGGCAAGAAGGGCGACTGGGAAGTAGCGAGCCTCACCACGAAGCTTGTTTATGCCCCCTAGGAGGTTGATATGGCTAAAGTTTATGACATCACATTTTCGCAAACGGGATTAACGGGTCTCGCTACCATCATTGGCGAATCCTATAGCAAAGATGGAAAGATCGGCACGGCGCACGATCTTCTCAACAATGTTGGGGCGATCGTTGATACCTATATGGCAGAACCTGCAACAGAAACAACCACCGCCAGTGTAAAGTTTGGAACGCCCATTACTGCCCCCGTTACCCTTGTTGATACCGCCGTTACTCTTATGGGAACGGCGGGGACATGCGACGAGATTGGTATTTCCGGCACAGTGGATGGCTTTTGGGACACCATCGTCACGGTTGTGAAAGACCTGACCCTCACTTAGCCCATGTATTGCAGAGTCAAGGATCTGAAAGAAGCCTACAAAGACACGAAGCTCAACCTTGCCTATGTCTTTGACAAGGGCGGGGCAGAGGGGATGAACCCCGCTGCTGCTCAATGGTTCATCTATTGGTTGCGAAAGCAGAAAGACCCCAAGGTCACGCTGGCAAGTGTCGAGGGGTTCAATGAGACTGAACTGGAAGAAGCTGTGACTGCTTTTTTCCAGACGCCGACCGAGATACCAGTTTCGACGATTGGCTTGCCAACCTCTACATCGGACTCGGTCGGCTCGGATGGTCCAAGTCCGACATCGACAACGCAACCCTAGCAGAGATCGAAGCAATCGCAAAGCAACTGGATCCGAACCGTTCTGACTTAGATGACCTGAAACTTCCCACATTAGAAGAGTACCGCAAGCAACAGCTGGAGGAACAACGTGGCTGACAGCGAACTCATAGTACGGCTCAGAGGGGAAAACAGCGACCTCAAACAGAAGCTGAAAGAGGTTACTGACGCCTCGGGCAAGTCCGCTGGTTCGATGGCGTCCAACTTCAAGTCTTCCCTGGGTTCGATTGGGGCAGCGATTGGCGTTGCCTTTAGCGTCAAGGCTGTCATAGATTTTGGCAAGCAGTCTGTCATGGCGTTTGCCGATGCTGAAGCTGCCGCCGCTTCCTTGAAGAACACCGTGTCCAACATGGGCGGAACGGACATACAATCCTCTGGACTCCAGGCATGGATTGATGCTATGGAGAAGATGTCGGGGTTCAAGGGTGATGAGCTTTCCAAGGCACTCGAAACCCTGATTACCCAGACGGGTTCGGGCGCGAAGGCGCAGCAAGCCCTGTCGATTGCGATGGATATTGCCGCGACAAAGGGTATTTCCCTTGCAGAGGCGGGCAACAAGGTCTATCTCGTGATGACCGGCATGACCCGCACGATGAAAGAGTTTGGCATGACAACTCGTGATGGTGCAACGGACATGGATTATCTGCGGGAACTTGGCGACAAGATGGCAGGGGGGCTTTCAACCAGTCTTGATACGCTGAGCGGGAAACTCAGGATTACTGAGACTGCCATGCACAACCTGAAAGAGGCTATTGGTGAAACCCTCGCGGCTTCGGTATCCGCAGGTGGTGGCTGGATTTCCAATTTGTTGGGCGGGATGGCTTCACAAATCAACATCGATGCAGAAATGGGCAAGTTGTTTGGAACGGCGCTGTTCGACAAAGAACGCCTCCTAATGAGTCAGTTGGGGGCAACAATGGGCAAGGGGTGGATGGAGGGATATGTTGCCGTTCTTCAGGGGAAGACGCAAGAACATGATGTTGGTTGGGCTGCAAGCATGCCCGCCCCCTCGGGTTTTACGAGTATCACTCCAACAGTTGTCGGCGCGACTGTGGACCCGAGCATTGCTATCGCTGCGGCTAAAACAGCCGCTGATGCTATTTTTGCGGGGAACGCAGATTTGCAACACAAGATTTACGACCTGACTCATACGGCGCTTCAACAGAAACTTTACGATATTGATCTAGAGGCTGCGGCAGACAAGAAGGCGGGATATAGCGCTGTTGCGATTGCCACATGGGTTAAGGATGCCAAGGCTGCGGCATATACGGCTTCTGCTGCCGATGCTGCTAAGGCTGCCGGTGCATTTCAGGCGGCTTGGTCTCCCATTAGTCTTATGGGTGGCAGTTTGCCTGAGCTGACCAAGTATATTGGCAATCTGAGTCAGGCATCGACCACTAGGCAGAAGGTGACTTTAACCGTAGAGGTTGACGTGAAGGGAACGGGCACAAAGGTTTCCGCAACCGACGCCAAGAAGATTGCCGCTGTGGTTGCCCCAGTTGTTGCTGCCGTTACGCATGGGCAGGGCTGGCGACCGCGTACTTCGGGCGGGATGGGTGGGGGGAACGCACAATGAGTACATTAGCGAGAGACGACACGGCAACTGGCATCTCATTCCTCTCCGATACGGGCGATTCCTCGGCCGTTCTTGGTGGGTCCGAAATGGGGTTGAACGGTGGAATAGGGTACTGCAAGAAGCACCATGAGCGCTCCATTGACGTTCAGTTCCGCTCAGATACCTCTCTGACCACGTTCTATAATGGCCTGACTGACGCCAATGGCGGGGAAGTGATTGTGGATGGCCTGACCTATTACATGACCTCTGCCTTCAAACCACGCTGGATTGAGGACGTATATACCGGGGCGCACGTCTACGAGGGAACGCTGGACCTCATCAGGTGGGAATGAAGCTGATTCAGATTCCCTCTGACATATCGGTTGTTGCCGGAGATTTCGGGGAACTCATTACGATCGGTCCCAACCATCGGGTCGTCATGAGCTTGGACTACGGCTCTGATTTGTGGGCTAGCGGTTCTTGCTCTGTACAGATTTGGGATCCACCGGGATATACGCCAGAGATTGACGTGATGCAATTAGGCGGGACTCCATGGGTTGTAACGTATGATGGCGCGGTGCGGTTTACGGGATTCCTGCAAGACGTGAATGTCGAACGAACTGAGGGCGGGTATTTGCGGACGTTCACTCTAAGGGATTGTCTGTCAGCGTGGGACGTGTTGCTCACCCAGAAGACCTACCCCGACCCGCCAACTGTATCAGCAACGTACAAGGTGACGGATGCTCTAGCAGAC